TGTGACTACCTTCACTAGAAGGATGCCAAACCCTTATAGCACTTCTTACTAATCATGCCAGCAGCCGAGCAGAAAAAGTCGTACTACGTAAGCAAGAACTTCCGTGGTATCAATACCAAGGCTAACCGCACGGCTATTGATAGTGACGAGTTTTCATGGCTGGAAAACGCCATGCCGGTTGGCTACGCGAATTTACGTGTTGTTCCCGCTCCCTCTGATGTGCTTGATTCAGGGGGTAATACTGTAGTCGGACTTGCCAATGTTACTTACATGGCATCTGGATATGTACAGTCTACCCCCTACCTTTTTGGGTTCATGGATGACGGCAGCGCGGAATACTTTGACAATAGAAACCTTGTCCAAGGAAGTTTAGCTTCAGCCGGTACTTTCTCGGCAGACGGCGTTCGTATAGCTCAATGGAAAAACGAGCGTATTCTGATTACAGACCCGGAAAAAGGATACTTTACATGGGACGGTACTAACCTTGTAAGTATTGGTTCTGTTGGTCTTGTTACTGTTACAAACGGTGGGTCTAATTACACTTCTCCTCCAGAAGTAACGTTATCAGCACCTAATGATGCTAACGGCGTACAGGCTACCGCTATCAGCACAATCAGCAACGGCTCTGGCTCTATCAGCACGATTGAAGTCACAAACATCGGTACTGGTTATACGTCTGTTCCAACGGTTGAAATCAGCGCACCTAACGAGCAAGGCGGCACACAGGCTACTGGTAGTGCGATTATTCAGTCTGGCAACGTGGTCGGCATTAGCGTTACCAACCCCGGTCTTGGATATACAACCGTACCTACGGTAACAATTACTGGCGGCGGCGGCTCTAACGCTACAGCAAACGCTATTCTGGCTTATGGCTCTGTCATATCTGTAGAAGTCACCGAGGCTGGTACTGGTTACACATCGCCTCCAACCGTGACATTCACTGGTGGCGGCGGCAACAATGCTACTGCTGAATGTGCGCTTATTACTTTTGCGACAGGCGGCGTAAGCCTAGAACTGGTTTCTGGTGGCTCTGGATATACCACAGCTCCGACAATCGCTATTACAGGCGGTGGCGGCAATAACGCTACGGCTATCGCAACGCTGACCGGAGATAGTGTAGGCGCTGTCATTGTTACCAATCCCGGCACTGGATATACTAACGCAGCCAACATCGTTGTCACGTTTAGCGGTGGTGGCGGCGGTAATGGCGCTTCTGTTATTGCAACAATCAACGAAACTCAGACAGTAGACGTACAAACGTTCTCTGGCCGCTCGTGGATTGCTCAAGGCCGGACGATTTACTACACATCACCTAACAGCTATAACGATTTCGGGTCTATTTCAGCCGGTAATGTCATTCTTACCGACTCGACGCTAACAGACAACATCATTAAGTTATTGTCTGCAAACAACTTTTTGTACATTTACGGTGATAACAGCATCAACGTATTCTCAGATGTGCGTGTTACCAGCACCGGGACTACGCTGTTCACTAATACAAACGTCTCTGCCAGCATCGGTACTGACCTGCCGTTAGCCATTTTCCCGTACTTCCGGTCTGTTCTGTTTATGAACAAGTACGGCGTGTATGCGCTTATCGGCTCTACAACGTCAAAAATTTCAGATGCGCTAGACGGCATCATGGAAAACGTGGACTTCACGTACCCTGTCTATGCCGGACAAGCCCTGATTAACAACATTCTGTGCGCTGTATTCAACTTTTGGTACAACGACAACGGCACAACCCGTCCGATTCAGGCCGTTTTCTTTGAGAAAAAGTGGTTTATTACTAGCCAAGGTGACGAAATAACCCACCTAGCCCCGCTTTCATACCAAGGAAAACTGGAAATCTACGCTAATGATGGCAACAAGCTAGTCGAGTTCTACACAAACAATGAAGCAAACGTAGCTTCTACTGTACAAACCGCCCTTTTGTCGATGGAAGACCCTATTCGCACAAAACAAGCGCTGAAATGGGGTGTGGAAGCTACCGCTGGATACAACGGAACGATTATTGACGTTACTGTTGATAGCGAAAGAGGTTCTAGCAGCACTTATACACAAGCAAATATCGTCCAATGGCTCAACAACGACGGTGATGAAGTCTTCTGGACAAACAGTAGCGGCGAGACTATTGCATGGATTTACGCTAGTGGCTATATTCTGTTTAAGAGCGACGCGCAACAATGGGGTAAATACCTAGGTTTAACAGTAACTTCCAACTCGGCTGGTACTGTCTACAATACATTTGAGTTTGAACACGAATTGAGAGTGAGGTTCTAAATGGCTGTCCCATATTCATTTGCGAACGCAACGGTATCTATCCCGTTATCGCAGCTAGACGCTAACTTTAACACGACAATTACGCTTGGTAACACGGCTATCGAGCTAGGCAACACCGTTACCACGCTAAACAATATGACGCTTGCTAACGTAACTATTAGCAGCGGAAATGTAACTGTAACTAATGTTGTTGCAACAAACATTAGCGCAACATCTTTAGTGGTTGGTGGTGACATTACTTGGACGCAATCAACCGATTCGTATAGCAGAAATAGCGGTGTTCCAGCAACAACGCCAGTTGTAACAGACGTTCATCGTGGAATGCGCCGTTGTTTGTTACGCGATGATTTAACAGTAAATTACTACCTTGACCCCACAAACTCAGCATTGAAACTAGACGGCACATCGTCTGTGTTAACCGGCGCTGACGGTCAGGTCATGGTCGAGATTCCAGCGTTCTATGTAAAGTTTACACCGGGGTCAAACAGAAACTACGCGGTGTCATTGTTGCCGTCACCCGGGTACACGCTGCATCCAGCGTTTATGAAAGACGGTGAGTTTGTTCCTTACCGTTACTATGGAGCGTATGATGCTTGCGTATATAACGGTTCTGTCTACGAATCTGGATTAAACTATGACAACAACTGGTCATCTGGTCAGAATTGGCAAGCAGATGGTGCGGCAGCAAAGCTGGCATCGGTGTCTGGTGTGTATCCTGCCGTTGGTGCTACACGCGCAAACTTTAGAACAATGGCGGCTAATCGTGGAACAGGTTGGAGACAAGTGGATTTCTACTTGGAAAACGCGGTTCAAATGTTGTACTTGGTTGAATACGGTTCTTTCAACTCACAAGCAAAACTAGGTGACGGAAACGTAAATGTATCAACTGGGTATCCAGCATCTTCCGGTAATCAAACAGATTCTCCTCACAGTGTTGCAGGTAAATCAAACAGCTTAGGAAATGCCTCTACCAATACAACAACCGGCGCTTCTAGCGGCACAAGAGATACTGCATTTATGTCGTATCGTGGTATTGAAAATTGGTACGGCAACTGTTGGAATTGGGTTGATGGATTTAATATCAATAACAATCAAGCATACGTCTCTAACACAAGAGCAAACTTTGCTGATAACACCGCTACTAACTACGATTCTTTAGGCGCACCAATGGTCGCATCTAACGGTTGGGTGACAAACGTTCAACAGTTAGAGTTTGGTTTCTTACCGTCTGCTGTAGGTGGTAGCTCAACAACTTATTTGGCTGATTATTACTATCAGAATGCAGGATGGCGCGTCGCGCGTCTGGGCGGGTCTGCGAGTCTTGGCGCGAATGCGGGGGCGTTCTGTTGGTATCTGGCTGTTGATGCATCGGGCGCTTTGTATCGTGGTAGTGGCGGGCGGCTTGCTGCTTAATTTTTCTTTGTTATAATTTTATTGGGGTTGCGCGATGTTGCTGTTTCATAGACACGTCACGATTCTAGGCAGGAATGCGAATAATGGCACGAATGCAGGGACGTTCTATTGGAATCTGAATAATGATTCAGGCAATTTGAATCGTAATATTGGCAGGCAGCTTGCTGGTACTTCTGTTGTGAAGTTGTCGCGCAAATCCGGTGTACATACACAAATAGTTAGCCCCGCAGTGCGGAGTAAAGCGATTGAAACGCACGGGGCGCACCAGCAATGAAACGACACGGAAACCTGTTCGATAAAATTTCGGACATTGATAACATACGTTTGGCGCATACACTTGCTCAACGAGGTAAGCGACACTACACAGCCGTCAAAAAAATAAACAAAGACCCAGAGCCTTACTTTCAGCAGATTAGAAAGATGCTGATTGCAGGCACGTTTACTACAAGCAAGTATCAGACAGAGCGAAGGTTTGACGGTGGAAAGTGGCGCGTGATTTACAAGCTGCCATATTTTCCAGACAGAATTGTTCAGCACGCAATAATGAATGTGTGCGGCCCTATATGGAAGAAAAGTTTTATTCGCGACACGTTTCAGTCTATTGAAGGGCGTGGCACACATGACGCAAGAAAGCGTATAGAAAAGTTCTTGGCGACAGAGCATAAATGCCATGCCATTAAGATAGACATAGAACAGTACTATCCATCTGTTGATAACGGGTTGATGAAGGCGTGTATACGCAAAAGCATTAAGTGTCATAGAACACTGCGTCTGTTATACGACATAATCGACAGTCACAACGGATTGCCTATAGGCAACTTTACGTCTCAGTACTTCGGAAATTTGTTTCTTACTGATTTTGATTGGTGGGTCAAACAAACAATAAAACTTAAAGGCTATTTCAGATATTGCGACGATATTGTGTTTATGCACAAAGACTCTAAATATCTTTACGGAATACTTGTTGCTTCTTCAAAAAAGTTAACAAGCATAGGCTTATCTATTAAAGAAAAAATTGCTTTTAGACACATCCAGAAACAAGGTTTAGATTTTTGTGGTTTTGTGTTTTTTGGAACGCACACAAGGCTAAGATCAAAAATAGCGAACAACTTGCGTGACAAATCAAAACAAGCAAACCCAAAGAAATTGCTTGATAGCCTAATGTCTTATTGGGGATGGATTAAGCGTATCGAGGCTAAATCTCTTTGGAGAAATGTAGTAACCAGCCGTATACTGTCACTAACAGATGGTGTGTACACAATAAATCCTATTAGGGGAACTGTATGATTACCCAAGCTGATAACAAACTACCAACCTACGAAACTTTTGGCGAAAAGTTGCGCGTCAATTTTGATGAACAAGAGATAATTGTAAAAGACATGGACGGCAACGAAAAAGTTGTTTATCAATACACAACTGCCGAGTCTTCTATTGCGTCAAATCGTTCTCAATTGATTAGCGATATTATTGGCAGCAAGTATACAATCGGTGGAGAGTTTGCGGCAATCAACAATGCTGAATCTGACCCGCAAGAGTATGCTGAATATCAAGCGTTTCGCGCACAAGCAAAACATCTTGCTGATGAGTGGTTGAATAAGGGAGATGAATAATGTCCGTTTCATCTGCTTTTACACAACTTGGTAATACTGTCATGTTTACGGCAGCAGCTACCGCACCTACCCCGGTACAGTGTGCTGGAAAAAGCCTTGGCCCAACTCAGTATAGGATTATCAATGCTGGTACTAATACGGTATTTATGGGTTACGGCACAGAATCTTCTAGTGCTACTGCTAACGCTGTTATACCTACTGGCGGCGGCGCTAATTCTACTTTTTCGATTCCTCTTTTGCCGGGAACCGACGAAATTCTGACGTTTATGCCTAACGCATACTTTACTGGCGTAACATCGTCTGGTAACGCTGTAGTTTACATAACGTGTGGTGACGGGCTCTGAGGTATAGATAATGTTAAAGACAGTCGGCAGTGTTATTAACGCTATAGGCGCGTTGAATTACAAGGGTACGTGGAACGCTTCTACAAATACCCCGACGCTGACTTCTGGTGTTGGTACAAAAAGTGATTACTACGTTGTTTCTGTAGCTGGCACGACAAACCTTGATGGTATTACTGATTGGCAAATTAGTGATTGGGCTATCTTTAATGGTTCCGCATGGCAAAAAATTGATAACACTGACTCCGTAATCAGTGTAAACGGTGAGACTGGTGTTGTTGTATTAGACGCAGCCGATGTTGGAGCTACTGCAAACACAACCTATGTCATTGCTGACGGGCTGTTATCTGGCGGTGGGCAGTTAAACAGTAACGTTACAGTGACGCTAACATCTGTTCCGGTAGCCAATGTACCCGGAGCTGTTTCAAATACCGTAAACGTACTTTCTGATGGTCTTTTGTCTGGTGGCGGCGCTCTTACTGGCAACGTAACTATTAGCCTGACTTCTGTTCCTGCCGCTAATGTTAGCGGATTAGGGACAATGGCTACCCAGAACGCCGATAACGTAACGATTACCGGAGGTTCTATCAACGTAAGCAACACAAATACGGTAGCAACAACTGCAAATACAGCGACTTTTGCTACTGCTGCTCTACCCCTAGAGCCTGAAGGTTATATTACAATCAATGTCAATGGAGTAGCAAAGAAGGTTCCTTTCTACGGGGTATGAGATGCCGAATGATGTTTTTCAACTGCTCACGACTGGTGGCGCTTTAATAGGTGGATGGCTGTTTAAGGTTATCTGGGACACAATTAAAGAAGTGAGAACAGATGTGAAAGAGCTATCAGATATTGTTCACAGCGACTTTGCCCGTAAAGAAGACTTCAAGGACTCTATAAACGAGCTACGCTCAACAATGCAGCAGAACCGCAAAGAGTTCAAAGAAGATGTACAAGAAGTGAAGCAAATGCTTGGTAAGATATTTGATAGGCTTAATCAACCATGAATATGGAATCGTTATCGAACGTTAAGTTCGGTGACAAGGACTCTCTAGGAGAGATGCTGTTTGAAAACGCACAGCAACATAAGCTATTCTGGGAAATACTGACTGACCAAGGCGAGATTCTCCCCGCCTTTCCTATAGCAGATGCAGACACAGATAACCTAGATGATTGGCTACAGATTCATCAAGTAGAACATCAAGCGTTTGCCGCAGCACTTAATCTTGATAATCCATTTAATCTGTTAGATACTGACTGGAATGTAGAGGGCGATTTCTACGACTGGTTAGCGTCGCACCTCTACATACACCAGCTTATTGCTGGCTCGTTAGGTCTAAACGAACAAGGGGAATAACATGGATTTTCTGGGTTTTGTGAACGAGCTGGCTAAGAAGGCCGCTCCAGTAACCGCTGATGACAAGATTCCGCTGACAGACATGGCTCAGAAGCTATCTGATAGCGGCATGGACAGCATGGATATGCTGATGGTATCTATCTACCTATGCGAGTTCTACGGCATTGACGAGGAAACTTCTAAGACAATGCCTATGGATACGGTGCAGAACGTCTACGATTGGCTTCAGGAGAAGAAGACCAAAGACGTAGACTTTGAACAGGCACTGGAGTCTATCAAGTGAAAATCTATCTGACAGACTACGAATATGCCTGTCAGACAGAAACTCAGCTACTGGACGATGTAAGTTATCCACAACGAGTCCACTGGTTTCCTGACACGTTTGACCGCGTTAGCACCGGAATGTTCTATGCCCCTCATAGAGTGGCTGAAAAAGTCCTGTCTAAACGCATAATCGACAAAATTAAGTCGAAATCGCGTCTTAAGACCGCTTTTATACTGGCTAGTGGCAACGCGCACTTTGCCGGAATAGGCCAGAACAAGGTCTACAACAGCCGACTAACCTACAAATATAAGTTCATGCCGCTAACCTTGACCAATATCTATGCTGGTCGGGTAGCTCATTACTTTGGAGAGGTCGATTATGTCGCTACAGATGCTACTGCTTGCGCTTCTAGTCTTAAAGTAATGATGGATGTGCAGACGCTGATAATGATGTACGGCTATCAGCGCGTTATTGTTCTGGCTGTAGAAGACCAGATTAACGATGCAATCCTAGACTTCTTTGGCGAAACCGGCGCTTCTCTGACCGAAAGCAAGGGCGGCATACCTTCTGCCTTTGATAGCCGTAATGAAGGCTTCTACATAGGCCAAGGCGCTTGCCTAGCTGTCTTTGAAGATGAAAACCGTGGCGATGACGCTAAGGCCATTCTTGCCGGTGCTTACACTGCCAGCGAGGGATGCACTAATGCTCTAGGCCAAAGAGAAGACGGACAGGGATTCGTTAATGCTATCACCGGAGCAATTTCTATAGGTAGAATCAATCTATCTGAGGTTAGCACGATTAAGACCCACGGAACAGGAACTAAATCGAATAACCTTGCAGAACGTACAGCTTTGAATACAATTATGAAAACGCCATTTGTAGCCACTTCCTATAAACAAAGGATTGGGCATACAATGGGCGTAAGTGGATTGTTGGAAACGTTGCTTCTTCTGGATAGCGTAAAAGCTGACGGAATCGTGCCAGAGATTTTGAATAGAACAGAAAGCGATAAAGTCTTTTTGTCAGAGCCAGCCGAATATAAAGGCGGCTATATTCTTAGTCTTGCGGCAGGAATGGGCAACGTATACTCGGCGGCGTTGTTCAAACCTTTAGGACAGTAGCGTATGAAACGGCAGATGACCTCTAGTGAAATTATCAGGGTAGCGGCAAAAATTCAATCACCAGAGCTGCCGTTTGAAGAAGTCTACAAGAGAGTAGCTGCTGAAATTAACTTGCCGGGAACCCAGTTTTTCCGACAAGGTAACACGTTATTTATTATCCACCCAACAGATAAGCCCGGTGTTGGATTCTTCCGTGCGCTTAACGCAGATGATGGCCGTAGTTACTTAGAAAACTGCGAAGAATTTACCAAGGCTGCTTATGCTCTTGGCTTTGATATTTTGTTTACTCAGTTCAAAGACCCGTCTTTGATTAACATTTTCAGATACGTTGGGCGTAACAAACCTGCTGATATGGGTTATACAGTTGATGAAACGGCTGACGGTGAATATCAAGTAACGGTACAAGTCGGCCCTCGCCGGAATTGGAGCTAATCATGGGTGCTGTAGCACAAGCAGTTGTACAACCTGTTGTCAAAGCAGTTGAACAAGTAGGTCAGGCAGTAGCAAGTGCCGCTAACGAAGTTGGTAAAGCAGTTGAGAAGGTAGGGCAAGAAGTTGGTAATGCCGCAGAAGCTGTTGGAAAAGGCGTAGAAACTGTCGCAACGACGATTGCCGAGAACCCGGCTACCGCTATTGCTATTGTTGCTGTAGCTGTTGCCGCTCCTTACGCGCTACCAGCCGCTACCGCTGCTCTTGGCACTACGATGGGTACTATCGCTGTTGGTGCTGCGTCTGGCGCTGTTGTTGGCGGTATATCTACGATTGATACCAAAGGTAGCGTACTAGAATCTGCTGGCCTTGGCGCTGCTACTGGCGCTCTTGGTGGCGCTGTCGCTCCTGCTGTATCTGGCGCTCTGACCCCTACTATTGGGCAGACTGCTGCGAACATTGCTGGAGGTGCTATTGGCGGCGCTACAACTGGTGCTTTAACATCTGCTGTAACTGGCGGTGACATTGGCACAGGCGCTCTTGCTGGCGGCGTTGGCGGTGGCGTAGGTACTGGCGCAGGTATCGCTGCTGGCGGCGGTACATTAGGTCAAGTTGTTGGTGGTTTAGCCGGAGGCGCTTCTGGCGCACTAGCTGCTGGCAAAGACTCAAGTGCGGCGCTTATCTCAGGCATAACTGGAGCGGTAAACGGTGCGCTTAATGCTGCTGCTAAGAGTCTTGCAAGTAGCAACAAACCTATTACTCCAGCCAACGTTGCTGAACAAGCGAACGTTTCAAAACAAGTTGCTGCCAGTTATGTTGATGAGCTTACTCTGGCTTTGGCAGACGAACTCGGTTACGACGTTAGCTTGCAAGATGTACAGGCTTTAGCACGACCTGATGTTAGAAATGCTTTTGATGTTGCACAAGCCAATATCAAGATTTATGGAACTCCAGACACGATGACGGACTTTTCTACTCCGTTGATTACTGGAGAGGCATACCGAGTCAAAGACCCCGGAACTGGCATCGTAAGCATTTATGACCAAGACAACAATGTGATTTCGACGACTGTTGAGCCACAACAAGCTCCAGCTCCTGTAGAAATTTCTGGTCAAGGTGTATCAAAAGCCCCAGACTTCATTTATCAACCTAGCGTTCAAGATCAAGCGTTGCTAAACATTATTCAGCGTGAGCAAGCTGGCGGCGGCACAGCAGCACAATCCCCAACCTATGCAGCTCCTAGCGCACCAGCTCCTGAAGGTGCTACTACGGCAACCGGAGGCGGTACCGGCGGTGGCGGTAGAGAAGCAGAAGGCGGTATTGGCGTTGGCGGTGGCGGAGCCTTTGGTGAGCCGGGAGCGACCGTTCCTGTTGAAACATTGCCTACCGCTCCTGTTTATGTTGGCGGCGAGCAGGGTGTTCCTAACATTGTTATCGAAGGAAGCTCCACCGAAACTGAAGCTGGTACTAAGCCAAGCGCAGCTCGTGGAGTTGTATCTGTTGGTGCGCCTTTGCGTCGTGCTGGTGGCGCTATTGCCAGACCGGGTACAGGAAGCATGGGCTTCTATCCGACTGCTGGCTCACAAGCGCTTGCACAAGCTCTTAATGTTATTCCGGGTGTTGCCGGTGGCGGTGGCGATGTAGACCCATCTCGTACTGGTGGCAAAAAGCGTAACGTATGGAACGTTGAATCACTGAAACTTAAGGACGCATTGGGGGCTTAAATGGCTAAGACACTAGGTAAATCACTCGGTACTGACCTGAATGAAGTGGCTGCGCTGTTGCGTAGCAAAGGCCGTGGCCGTGATACGGTTTTGGCGCATATCATGCCAGAAGAAGCGGCTCTCCTAAAGCGTATGGGTGGTAGCGGTACTATCAACCCAGAAACAGGACTTCCTGAGTTTGAGTCTACGTGGTGGAACCCTTCAACGTGGTTTGGTGGAGGCAGCTCTGGTGCTGACGTTCAGCAGTACGATGATTACCCGTCACAGCAACAGATTGATGCAGGAACGGCTTTGCCAACCCAAACGTCTAGCTTGCCTGATTACCAATATATTTATGAGCAACCTAGCTTTGGTGGCGCTGATTATTTTCAGCCACAACAGTATCAATACCAAGCTCCTGCTCAAGTTGAAGCGCCATCTTTGCCTTGGCAAACAGCTAGAGAGGTTTATCCGTCTACTGTACCGGCATCGCTGCAAATGTCAGTTCCCGGAGCTGATGTGTATGGCGCTCCTACAGCTCCAGAAATAACCCCTCTAGGAGAAAAAGCGCCTGATAACAAAGGTATGCTTCAGAAGTTTGAGGAAACGGTAAAACAGTATCCAGCAACAACTGCCGGTCTAGCTAATCTAGCTAAGTTTGGCCTTGGCGGTCTAGCCACGATTCCTCTGATGAAGCAACAGCAACGCGCGTCGCAGAATACTCAGTCTATGTCAGATGATATTGCTGCGCTAGGCGCTCCTATTCGTCAACAAGGCACTCAGATGCTGTCGCAAGCACAAGCTGGTCAGCTAACACCTGAGCAACAGCAACGTGTACAGGCTTTACGCGCACAGCAAAATCAAGCTCTGGCTCGTCAGGGCGTTACTTCCGGTGTTGCACAACAACAGGCTGAAGCCAATGTACAGCGTCTGACGCAACAGTTTGTCGCTAATAACATCACTAACGCGCTACAGATGGTAAACCTTGGCAATCGCTACGCACAGTCTGCGATTACTCAGGGCTACAATGCTAACCAGCAAGCCAACCAAGCTGCTAACCTGTTCTACCAGAACTTGTTTGCAATGATGGGCGGTTATGCTCCGCGAGTAGGCTAACAAAGGAAAATCATGGCTGACGAACTGGCTCAAGGTGGTGGCACAACACTACGTAACGCGACTGGCACTGGCGATTACCTAACCCGTATCGCCGGTCAGAAAAGCTCTGGAGGATTATTCCGTGAACAGACAGACCTGCTGCGCGGCAAAGGAGAGGCTGAGGCTGAGGTTATCCGAGGCCAACAACGCGCTAAAGAGACACAAGCTGCCGGTGAGGTTGAGCTTACGGGGCAGATGCGTGATAAAGCGACCGGCCTTATGGAAGAATATAAGGCAAGCGTTAAGCCGTATCAGGAGTTTGTTCCGACGCAAAACAACATAAGCGACATGATTGGCCTGTTTGGGATTATGAGCTTTGTCGGCGCTTCTGGTGGCGGCGAAGGTAAATTTGCCGGTATCAACGCTCTTAGCAACATGGGTGCTGCTATGCAGGGCTACCGCATGGGCAAGAAAGAGTTGTTTGAAAAGGAAATGAAGGAGTTTGAAAAGAACTTCAATGCCACCAAAGCCTTTAATGAACAACAACGTGAGCTTCTGCGCCAAGGTTTAGAAACAATGTCGTATGACAAAGAGCTAGGCATGGCAAAGATTCGTGAGGCAGCAGCGCGCGAATCAGGTTCTGTTGTAGATGCGCTAATTCGCAAAGGTCAATACGAAGACGCTTTCAAGCTGGCTGACGCTAGACGTAAGCAATTAGCAGATGCTGAGTTAAAAATGTCTTTGATGGCTCAGAAGCAGACAGGAACCGGACAACTTCCTAAAGACCGTCAAACGCTAGACCAGTATCGCGCACGTTTTGAAGCTGTGCAGAACGTTCGTGACATTGCAGACTTGCTTAACGACCCGAAGTATTCTCGCCTGATTACACCGGCAACCAAGTTTACGCCTGACTTCCTGAACAACCTACGTCAAAACTTCCCTGAGCTTTCGTCCAAGCTGGCGCGGATTGAGGCTATCCAGTTTGATATTGGTGGTAAAGCGCTTACTCAGGCAGAACGCACAATTCTTGCTCCGCTGTATAACTGGCGTGGCCTGACTTCTGACGCGCTACGCGCCAAGCTGTCTGAAGTGGACAACAAGTTTGACACCACAAACAGACTGGTCGAAGAAGATTATCCCGGCCTTAAAAACCGTCGCGCTCAATACGAGCAGGTTTATAAGCAATTTGGCACTCTGCGCGAAACGCCTGATTATGGCGTTGAAGGTGGCGGTGAAGATAGATTTGTTGTCGGCAAGGTCTATACTGACGGTGCAGGAAAGAAAGCTCAATATCTAGGCAACGGCAACTGGAAGGATATGTAACATGGCGTTTGACCCGACTACAGCAAGGCTAGAGGGTGAAGCAACATCCGGTTTTGACCCTTCTACTGCCAGAGAATTGCCAGAAGGACGGCCTGAAAGTAAGGCTAAGAAGTTTTTTGAAGAAGAAGCGCCTGAGATGCAACGCGAACTTGGTCGTGGTGCAGCGCTTACTGGCTTAGGTCTTGCTCAGTCTGTGCCTATCGAGCCTGTACAGAAGTGGGCTACCGAGAAGATTCAGGAAATTAAAACTACTCCAGAAATGGAGCGTCCAATTATTAACCCTAGAACTCTAGGTCAGGTTGGTGCTGAAGTTGGTTTAGCTTACGTACCCGGCGCTAAGGCATATCAGGCAACTAAGGGTCTGGCTACACTGCCACGATTTGCTGCTCAAACAGGGCTAGGCGCTGCTCTAGCTGGCGGCACTGCTGGACTGACTAAGCCTGTGTCTGAATACAAAGACATTCAGGAACAGAAGCTAGGCGCTGCCAAAGAAGGCGCTATCGTTGGTGGAATCCTATCAGGGACGCTACCTCTGGCCGCTATGGTTGCAAGGGCTGGCTATAAGAAGGCATACGACATTTTCGACCAAGCGTTTAGCGGTGATGCTAGACGAATGGCAGATGAGCTTAAAAAGTTTGCTGAAGCTCGCACCGGGGCTGAGGCAGATGCAGCACGTGCTTTAGCCACCGAAGCAGAACGCAAGGCTTCTATGGCTGCAACGACAGGACAGAAGGCTGCTGCACGTCAAGAAGCCGCATTGAGAGAAGTTCCCGGCGCTACGACGCAAGCTGAAGCGGGACGGTTCAAGCCTGTTCCTGAAAGCGAAGAAGCTATTGGCTCGCGTATCCGTGGATATGTGGATAACTTGTTTAATCAGCTAAAGAAGGCTCGTAACGACAGGGCTGAGGCTAACAAGGCTGAAGCATTTGGTTTCGCATTGCAAAAAGAGCAAGGTGGTCAGCGCGTCAAGGATACCAATGCGTATGCCGAGGTTATGAAAGAGATTAAAGACTCTCTGACAAACCCGGATACAAAGCTGACAAATATGCCTATTCAAGAGGTTCGCAGTCAGCTACAGAAGGTTGCCAGCGCACTGGAAGGCAAGGCTGTTGACCCGGCTACCGGCATGGTAGTAGGTCGTGACGTTAGCTTTGAAGGTCTGGAGCAGATGCGCCGATTCCTTAATGACCGGGCTTATGGTTTACCGGCAGAAGGTTTTGATGCTATCAGCCAGCAACAAGCGGGACGGTTGGCTAAGTCGATTGAACGGGTTATGTCTGAGTTCTCAGAAGGCCGTATCAACAAGTTTATTGACCAGTACAAGCGTGATTCTGAGCCGATGCGAGCTTTCCAGACAAAGATTGGTAAAGCATTGACAGCGGAGCAGGTTCCGGGTTCTACGGGATATGCTGTTACTGCCGCAGAATCTCTACCAGCTAAGGTGTTTGGCAACAAAGACAGCTACCGCGCTTTCCTAGAGACTGTTGGCAATAACCAGCAGTATGCTCAGGCAGAGGCTAAGAAATACTTTGCCAGCAAGCTAGAAGCTCTTGGCAATGACCCTAAGCGTATTGAAGACTTTATCCGCGCTAACCGTACCATGCTGACAGAGACTGGCTCTAAGGACATGGTAGAGAGTTATCTGCGTAATGTACGTATGCAAGGACGCAGAGGCGAAGCTGCGCTTAAGATTGGTACTGAAGCTGGTGCTATGGCAGAGTCCAAGCGTAGGCTTGCTGACGCATACGCAACATTCCAATCGGATATTAACGTTGCCACAGACCCGACAAAAGTATCTGGCCTGTACAAAAACTTCTCCAAGAAAATGCTGGATGAAGGTGCTATCAGTCAGCAACAGTATCGTACTATGGTATCTGAAGCTGATAGGGTTGCCGCTACCGCACGTAGAGCAGAAGAAGCCAAGGGTGAACTGGCTATGATTGCTCGACGGATTGGTGGTATCGGCTTGTTGGGCGGCGCTGCCGCTGTCGGTATTAGAGAATTTGGAGGACTCCGTGCCCCTTAAACAAGGTTATAGCCAAGAGACGGTTAGCGAGAACATTCGCACCATGAAAGAAGAAGGTAAGCCACAGCGTCAGGCGGTTGCCATTGCTTTGAACGTTAAACGTCAAGCAAAGCCAAAGATGAGCCGTGGCCGCAAGTCGAGGATGTAATGGCAAAGCGGGACAAGGGGATAAATCCAGACCTAGAGCGTTTTGTTAACGCGCTCATGGCTGAGGTTATGCAGGACACTTCGGCAAGCGTTACCGATAAGGTCAAAGTCTTAGACCGCGCCCTGAAACTAGAAGCGATTAAGCAGAAGGTTCAGGATGACGAATGGGGCAGTGGGCTTATGGCTGGCGATGAGGATGAGCAGGATTAGTGTATAGTTAGGATTCATGTAATTTAGGGGATAAACATGGACGCTATCAAACTAATCCGTATTGCTTTAGAAACCTTGACCGAGCGTTCGCTCACGCTGGTTGCTATGGCGATGACTTTTGCCTTATCTTGTTGGACAATGTACGAGCCTAGCTATGAACGTATGGCGATGGCTGCTTTCTTTGCTATTAGTGTGTTTTTACCTTCCGTTCATAGAGAGAGGAACAAAGATGGAAAACAAAATGAAGATGGGGCAGAAGCAAATCAAGGTTGAGGTTGAGTACGAGGACGTAAAGTTTTCTCGCGCTCCTTACACTAACGCTCCCTTGAACCCTAGTTTCTGCCAATCGTTTGGTCACGGCGCTAACTCGCCAAAGGGAACGACTAAGCCGGAGAAGAACCGTGGCTAATAACATTGCTTTTCAGCAGATGGGGCCAACTGTAAGGATTACGGCATCCACAGCAAATACTCAGGGAAACATTGTTGAAATCACGGCGACAAGCCCGGTTAATCAGTATTTTGTTTCTAATCCTGATTTGAATAACGGCGTCTTTGTTGCTTATGGGGAAACGGAAGAAGTAGCTGCTGTTATTCCTAACGGTGAACCTGCAAACGTTATTTATATTCCTGCTTATGCCTACAAGGTTTTTACAGGCCCTCAGTGCAGTCCGACAAAAACCGTATACGCTCGAATTATTAGCGAGGCAAACAACGCTGTTATTTTTGTCGCTCCCGGCGAAGGGCTATGAGTAAAGAGGCTGAACTGATTAAGAGCTTTGAAGGGCTAGAGCTAGAAGCGTATCTCTGCCCTGCTGACGTTTGGACTATTGGATACGGTCATACTAAAGGCGTTAAGGAAGGCGATACTGTTACCAAAGAAGAAGCCGAGAAACTTCTGGATGAAGACTTGGCTTTCTTCCGTAATGGCGTTAAGCGTCTGGTAAAAGTAGACCTCAACGAGAATCAGTTTGGCGCTTTGGTGAGCTTTGCCTATAACCTAGGTCTAGGTAGCCTAGAGTCTTCTACTCTGCTAAAGATGCTCAATGCCGGAGACTATGACGGCGCTGCTGACCAACTGCTACGCTGGAATAAGTCAAAGGGAAAAGTCCTTACTGGCCTTGTGCGTCGTAGAGAAGCTGAACGTGCTGTATTCCTAACTCCGGTGTAACCATGATATTAGAAGCAATCCTAGCTGCGCTTGTTCCTGTAGGCATAGAAGGTGTCAAGCAAGTCATTGCTAGGTTTGTAGGTGGTGTACGTCCTACAACTATCGAAGAACAGATAAGGCTGGACGAGAATGACATTAAGAAACTCAACGCGCTGGCTGCGCTGGATAATCCGGGCGGGACTCCTTCTCAATGGGTTATTGATCTACGCGCTTCTTCACGTTATGTGGGAGCGTTAGCTGTCATTGCTGTAGGTATTACCAGCATCTATTTGCCGGTTGATGACTACACCAAAGGAATAGCTCTGGAAGCCGCTAACATTGCTTTCGGCTTCCTTTTTGGTACGCGCATTATGGCTAACTTGAATAAGTAACTACATCTTCCTAATAGCTAACTGATATCCTAGCAATACCATTTCGCATTGTTTGCTGAATAGGTGGGTAAATAGGTCTACAGCAATCTTAGGCCGATGCAGCTCACCCTCCATGTCTTTCCACAGGTAGTCATCGAACAGCATGATGCCGCCGGGCTTAAGCATACCTAAAGCCATGCAAGCGTCTGTCATAACGTCCGGTGCGGTGTGGCTACCATCAACATAGATAAAGTCAAATTTATCATCTCTAGCAATACAGTAAGCCAATCCATAGTAAGACGTATCCTGAATGACGTTGATGTTCTGAGTGTCCTTGAGAACCTCTGACACATTGGAATCAAACGTCCGGCGCATAGAAGACAAGTCCATGTTGCGCTTGGCGTGTTCCTCGCTACCTTCAAACGTATCTATACAGGTAATGCTGCCATCTGCGTTTAGACCGTTCTCTAGCATCCAGACTGTAGCTCTACCTTCAAAGCAGCCAATCTCAAGAAAGTTATCTCGTACAGGCAACAGGCTCATGCAGTGCTGGAAATTAGGAATGTTATGGCTAAACCAATCTTGGGAAAACTTCATCATTCGCTCCGCAGTAGTTGGCCCTCAAAGGTGTACGTACCGACATGGGCTAGGTTAACCCACGGTGCAGCCCATACCTTGATACCGTTGTCACGGGCAATCTTGCAGAAGTGGAAGTCTTCTGACAGCAGACGCTCGGTTTCGTCGATGCTGGTAGCAAAGAACTCTTTGATGTACTCAGAGCCTAGCTGACCAGACAAGTCTTTAACGTCGTTGCGATAGACCGGAACTTTGTCTGCCAGCTTCTCAAACACTTCGCGCTTAATCAGCATGAACCCAGTACCGCCATTCCAAATTTCTACCGGCTCATTCATCGGCACAGTAACTTCACCGCCGTAATCCACAAGGTTAACAACAAAACTGCCCGTGTAATGCTTGAGGTCTGCATCACTGACACCAGCCGAAATAGCCTCACGGATGGAAGGCCAGTTAATCTCTTTCTTTGGGTATACGCCACAGATAATCTCCTTGTCTGCTTTAACCATGTGAGCAATGTCAGCAGGGTTGAACTTAATGTCTGCGTCGATAAACATGAGATGCGTAGCGTCAGACTTTAGGAAGCCATGAGCCATAGCGTTACGCGCTCTGGTAATCAGGCTTTCGTTAAACATGAAGCTAACAATCGTGTCGATGCCTTGTCCTTTAAGGATAGGCACTGCTTGCAACAAAGACTGGGCATAGAAACCAGCACACATACCGCCGTAGCATGGTGTTGCAACAAAAATTTTCTTATTCGACATGACTCCAACTCTTTCCTAGTTTAATTGCGTTAATTGCTGAACGTGACACATCAAAACTTTTTGATAGCTGGTATTCAGAAACGCCGTGATTTAACCAATGCTTAATTGCTTTAACATCATCTTCACTAAGTTTTGATTGTTTGTTTTTTTCTCCTGCTGTAGACCTTCCTTTTTCCTTCATGTCTTGAAGGTTGTCTTTTTGTGTTCCTAAAAACAAATGGTCTGGATTTACACAGTGAACGTTGTCACACGTATGACATACAACCATTCCTTCAGGAATATCTCCAACAAACGCTTCAAAAGCAGCTCTATGTGCATACATTTTTTTGTTATTGCTCAGTAGCTGACCATATCCACGGCTTGTTATTGTTCCTGTCCATATCCAACAACCGGCGATAGGCACAGCTTCTATCTTTTCGACGATTCTGGATTTGGTGACAGGCTTTATTTTTGCCATATCTATCCCCTATAAAGTTAGTGGCGGGGCTGTACAGACCGTTGCCCCTTACGGCCTAACCTTATCGCTGCTCTGCGATGCGTGCTGTACTCACTGAGGGTTCTCAAGATATGTCCTCTATTCTCTGGACATACCTACCTTTACTGTTCTTACGCCAACCATGCACTTCGATTCTTATACCTGCTTCTCTAACCAAAGCGAGTGTATCAGAAGCCATAATCTTTTTAATGCGGTCACTAACACCTGCCGCTGTAACTTGTACGGCCAGTACTTCATCCCGCTTAATAGCCAGAATGTCGCACCAGCCCCACAAGTCTTTTCTCTGTTTTGTAAAGCTGTTGAACTTCTCAACGACTTCACAGTGGTAGCCCTGCTCGCGCAGGTAAGCAAGGCTCCGTTGGGTTGGGGATGTTTTTGCCATATATTAGGTGGGTACTCATCCGTGACAACTGTTTGGCTCTAGTATCGGCGAACCCACGGACTTTCCCCGTAAGGTTAAAAAGGAATGTCGCTATCAACCACACCCGGCGTTACATCTCGCGGATATGAATTGTTAGTGGCGTTCTGCTGGTAACGTTGTAGCTTGTAGGTATCTACGCAAATACTAATCAGCTCACCATAAGCAGACTGACGCCTCCATCCTGATAATGGGATAGTCTGTCCGTTAAACACAATCTCACCGTATAGGTCTGGAGACTTAGGGTTAGCCTTGTTATTGCTAGTTAGCAGTACGCCTTTTCCTTCTTCGTGTTCACGTGCTTTTGCCATGTTCAATCCTTTATTAAATGGTATCGGGCATAGGTTGTTCTGCCCTCTGTAACGTCTTCGGTACGAATGTTGTACCCATCATCTCGCAGCTCTTTAATGAGCGCAGCAAGCCTCGTAGTACGCATGAAGTCAATAGCCTGAAGCTGAGTCAGGGATTGGCCTCGCTGTAGCCACTGCAACACTTGCTGCTTCTTTGTCAGGCTTGGTCTGCCGGACTCGGATAGTACGGAACCGATGGGTCTAAGGCTTTTTTTGGAAGCATATCCTCGATAGACACTTTGCACTTCGTAATGAAGACTGTCTTATTCTCTGGCTTTAGCTTTTGAATCTGGTCTTCATTAACCTTACGGAGATGAACAATCTTATCGTCCTTCTCTTTGTCGGTAAACTTGGTGCTATCCTTAATCTTATGGACTAGCTCTGCGTAGCCATCTATCCACTCGTCCTCTGTCTGGAAGGAATGGTAGGGTCTATCCATGCCGGGAACCATGAGCTTGTAGTCCCACGGAATGTCATCCTTGAGTGCTGCAACTTCTGGCGTACTAGGCGTAATGTTCTTTTCGACACGGGCGGCAGGAGCATTAAAGTTCTCTGTTTCCTCGTCCGTATAAATCCCAGTGATACATCCGGGGAACACGGTTCTAACCCCTTCGGAAATAACACGACTGCGGAGCATTTGGCGCGGATAGTTGCGCCAGTTGTCCTTGCTTGTAAGGCCGATGCGCTGCGCCATTTCAAACGTCCACGAAATCTCTGCGTCCCCGCCTTGTGGGTGAGAGAAGATGCCGATAACTTCATCATCCTGTAGTTTCTTCCATTTGACAGAGCCACCGGCACGTTGAAACCGGCCTAGCATAGCGTCAGCCTTGAGAGCTGGACGGCCTTGGATAATGTGGAACTCTTGGATAGCCTTGGCAGGATGCATACCTTCTGCCTGAGCTAATAGCATAAGAGCCACGGCTTGTTCTGTAGTCTTAACACCAAACAGATTGGACTTGGCAATCGCGCCAGCCATTTTCTCCATATCGGAGTAGGGTACTAAATCACTCATCATTCACCTCACTTGGTTAGGAATCGGCGTGAGCCGGTTTGTTCTACTACAAACTGCTGGTACATCTCAGGCATAGCCTTCTGGAATAGCTTAGGGTCAAACCTTTGGCTTGCCTTTGCACTGCGCCAAGTAGCCAGCACGCGGCCATCTACTGTGGTTAGCTCTGAATTATCGCCCATATAATTCATTAGTAGCGTCTTCAGATAGTCTTCTTTTGTCTCTAGGTCTTTAATCTGACCCTGAAGCTCTTTCAGCATCATGTAGGCTTGCTCCATCTGGACGCTTGCCACGACTGAGCTACCGTTATCAGACTTGAATATATCTCGCGCCTGTTCTGCTGTCTCAGCTTCCAGAGGAGTGCCATTAGCTACATGACCCCAGAAGACAGCCATTGTCTGAATCAGCTCCTCTTTCTGTGCCTCGCTAACATTAACTTCAAAAGTGTGGAACTCTTGCCCACCGAATAAGACAGCGAGATACACGCGGTTGACGTTATGAACAGTAGCTTCGTGAATACATTGAGCAAGGTCAGCAGGGGGAATCCTATTGCTGTCAGGGTCAAACTTGTTACGGACGGCAGCATTGTAGTTTTTCGCCTCAACCAGAGTTGTTCCGTCTGCGGATATAAAGTCGAAATGGGAACGGAGCCATGATTCTTTAGGATGGGTAAGCGCATAGTCAGCTTCTTTCAATTCGATACGCAGTTTATCTTGTGCCAGCTTGCCGATGATGGGCTGCATAACGTGACCCATCTGCACAGCTTCTACACCTGACAGGTCTGCACGTTCCTTCATTCCTAGCTTCTCTAGGATGGCCTCATTAGCCCTGCCATTAGCTGCCCTGCGAGTATCGCCTGACCACCATGCAGCGTTACGTACCGCTGGTGCGAAATCGTCTCTATCGTTAGCCATCACATCACCCCGTTATCTTTAGCATACTCAGCGTTCCAGCCAGTATCCCAATTAGTTACGCCTTGCGGCTCATCTCTTTGCCAGTCTTCAGGACTGCCTTCCTCTACGTAATACTTACCTTCTGCACCACACGCATCCTCACGGGTAGACTCTCGCTCTATAAAGCAGAAGTTATAGGTGTATTCGCCAGTGACTAGGTTCAGCTCTTTGGTAGCGTCACACCTAGCATAGTCTTTATCCGGCAATCCCGGAGACGCTGGCTTGAAGTAGAAGCACTCTTTACAGATAGGTTTCATTATTTCCTCACTAGGTTAGGTTAGTAGGTACAACTGATTATAGACGGTTATATCCATTAGTCAAGACTTCATTACTTTGTAGGGTTCAGGCAGTAAGTCATAAGGCTGGTAGTGAGACATAACCTTGCGTAGCTTACGTAACGCACGTTCCTCTATCTGCCGTACACGCTCTGCACTAATCCCCATCTCATCGCCTACCTCTTTGAGAGACATAGCCCTAACAATGTTGTAGGTAACTCTACGCTTCACTTCATGCTCCTTATGGCTTGCTCTGCAATATCCAGAGCATCGTTCCAGCCTTCGTCATAGCCAGACGATTTGCGGTCGTGCTTGTATAGGCTGTCAATCAACTTCGCAGCCTTCTCTTTCGTTGCCTCTATTGCGGCTTGAATTGCAATATCAAACGCTTCCCATGAAGGACTACCTGCCACCGGCTCACCTTGCGGCACAACTGGCGGGGTGTTTTTCTCTTTGAACTTGGCGATGCCTTGCTCAACCCCAAGGTTGAAAGCAGTCAGAAGATTCATCGTTTCACCTGTTAACGCGTGTGGTCCCATGTAATCCACCAACAGCATCGACTTATCATCATCCGTCAAATCAACCCACTTACCTTGCGGCTGCGCTTTCTCCCAACACTCAACACAGTACAAAGCCCAACCATCTTTTGCGGTCTTATTGCACCCACCACATCGTGCTGTGTTTTCTTGCGGCTGCGCCAATGCTTCACGCAGGGCGGCGATTTCATCTTCGTAATCGTGAAAATGGTTGGCTTTTATTAAAGCCTCCAACGCCTGTCGTGCGGCTTGTTCTAGTTTGTTCATTTGTTCTTCTCCCTATCAGCGGCAATGACGGCACGGTACTTTTTACTATCGCCACCAAGTTTGTCGATGTAGTTAGCCATGCCAACCATAGCGTCTAGCAATTCCGTCAGGTCTTTTGTACGGACAGGGGCGGCGTAGAGTGCTGCTTTCCCTTGATGATTTACGCGACTAAAACAATCTTCTGGGTATCCATCGTTTAGCCAATCGTCCAACCATACCCACGCCACCGGCTCCTGCTCTGCTTGCTCGGCATAGAGTTTCTTCGCAGCCGCATAGCCTCGCTCATACCCGTCCGCACGAGCGTTGTTGATCTCGTGTTGCCAATAATGTTTGCTATGTTGCGGCTCCTGCTCTGCTTGCTCCTGCGCTCTCGCTGCACGGATGGCGGCCTCAAGCTGTTTCACATAACCAAGCACAAACTGCTCGATAGTTTCATCGTCACGAATCTCACGACCTAATCCGCGTTCAGCAATGCCTCGCAGATATTTAATCGTCTCAATCAGACGCAACATATCCATCAAGTCTGTCATATCCATTCTCAACTTAACCGCCAGACGCAGCGCATCGCCGTCATCGGTTAGTGGGTTCCACCAGCCATCATCAAGCCACCACCCATTTTCATAGGTGCCTTTTAGCCGTTCAGCACCAGCCGCCTTCGCGGCCTGTTCCAATAGTTCGCGGTCAGTCATTTCTCACCCCTTGCTCGGATGGCTGCGGCTCGATTTCGTGCGTAGCTGTAACAGTCTTTGCTTTGATATGCTGTCAATGCTGTTCCTTCCTCGCACACCTTCGCTGCCTTCTCACGTTCTGCTGCAACCAATGTTTTTATGTGTTGCTCAAGCGCATTGATAACGTGCTGCGATGCTTCGTCAATAGATATGTCTGGGTTGACGTGAATGCCATCAGCGGTGATACGCATTACTTCTTTTGAATCTAGACCAGAGGAAATAATAAAATTGTTTGGTCGATAGTCTTGTATTTGAATCATTTCATGCTCCTTATGGCTGCGGCGATTTCGGATGCAATTCCCGGAGTAAACCATTCCTCGCACACCTTCGCAGCCTTCTCTTTCGTTGCCTCTATTGCGGCTTCAACGGATGGCGGGGTGGTGCCTTCATTGATGTATGTACCAAAATTAGTTGCCGTTACGCTTTTACCTTGGCAATGACATTCCCACGCCACCGGCTCACCTTGCGCTACAACTGGCGGGGTGGTGTAGAGCGGCACGTTGACACTTTCGGCAAAAGGCGCTGCCCACATAGCCATTGGCATGGCTTTGTATCGCTCGTCTTTTAAGTAGCCTAGTTGCTCTTTGTTTG